GATGAGATTAACAAGATTTGGCAATCTCAATACGCTCTCAAAGCCTTCATTGATCCAAGTAACTTTAAGTCTTATGAGGAACTCAAAGAGAAACTAAATAAGACCCTTACTGGACAAAGAAGTACCGAGTCAGTTGAAGATATTGATCTCCCACCTGTCAGTAATGACATACCAACGTCTTCTAACAATTCGGTAGAGAAAGTTGAATCGTCTAACGACAGCGATGACCTGTCGTATTTTAGTAAATTAGCTGAAGACGATTCATAATCTATCTCTCTCACTTTCTCAATTGGGTAGCCTTCGGGCTACCCTACTAAATGTTCTCATTTTGTTCTTATTTTACACCAAAATAACGCTTGACAAAAGCATTGTTTTCTGATATACTGATAGAGTATAAAACAAAGGAGAACAATGAAATATAACAATAAAACAATGACAGTTGCCGAGTTTACTGAACTTAAAAAACAAGGCAAAATCAAACTTGATCCATCATTTCAAGTCGGTACAGACAAAGAAAGTAGATGGGATAAAAGACAACAATCAAAATTTATTAAATCAATTCTATTCGGTAGTGCTCCGTCACCTTTTATTTTAGTTGACATAGACGCTGCTTTAGATTATAACGAAGGCATTGGTATTGATGATGACTCTATTGAGTACTTTAAACAATTAAAAGATGAAGGTTACTTATACGTATCAGTTGACGGTAACAACAGATCAATCTCATTAAGAAACTTTGCAGATAACGAGATTATAGTACCTAGTGGTGACTATGAAACATTAAAAGGTATTGTATCAGTTAAACCTGGTAAGAACAAAAACAAATCTTTGAACAAATTGCTTTTAGATAAACTAAACAATTCAGAATTATCATTTGCGATTTATACTGAAATACAAAAGATTAACTTACCTGTATTATTCAGAAACGTTAACGATGGTGTGCCATTGAATGGTCAACAGATCAGACAATCATATCCTAGTAAGATTGCTCAGTATGTAAGAGATAAAAGAAATACATTTGAGAAGTCTTTAAAGAACTTTGTAAAGAACAAAGAGTTTATAGTTTTAAAGGCAGACGAGTTTATTGCTAAGTGTATTGCTTACGCTGCTTATAACACTACAGACAAAAAGACTTTAGATAAAGTTTACATGTCACCTCTTGGTGAGGCAAACAAAATAGTAAGACCTGGTAAAACAGATAGTAAATTCAATAGAGTGCTGAATACAGTACTTGATACTATCAAGGTCGGTACTGCTAACTTAAAGAAATCAAGTAATTCTATATTTGACTATTTTTGTATTTCATACGATTATAAAATGCAGAATATTAAAATAGAAAAACCAAATGACTTCTACAAGTTATGGTTAGAAACAACTGGTAAGATGTTTGCTGATGAAAAAACAACTTACGATTCACCTAAACAAGGTGATACAGAAAAGTACAACTTCAAAACTCTAACTAGAAAGATCGGTGATGAGTTTAGAGTGTACAGACAGAAATTAGTAAAAGATAAAATTGAAGACAATGCTTTTGCTGATAAGATTTTAGTACAACAAGAAGATCCAGATGATTATTTTTCATATGATGATAAAGTAAAAATGTGGGAAAGACAAAAAGGTAAATGTACTAGAACTAAAAAAGAAATACCTTTTAACGAGATTGCTGACTTTACGAAGTGGCACGGTGACGCTGTAATACCTAAAGATAAAGGTGGTACACACACTTTAGATAATGGTGAATTGATTGACGCCACTTTCAATGTAAAGAAAAGTAATAAGTTAATCTAAAAAGTCTTTAAGTGGTCTTCGGTTAGTATCAGAAATTTCATGTTTCGTTTTATACACCAAGCATACGCTGTTGACCACTTTCTTCTATTTCTCTCATAAGTAATCAACGCATTTTTATAGGTACGAGTCATACGCAAAGGTGCCTTAGGTTTGCGTGTTTGTTTTTTAGGTTTGATTTCTACAACAAACTTCTTAAACGTACCATTTGATTGTCTAACTTTCATATAGAAATCAGGATAGTATCTATGAGGTCTGTTATCTACTGAACGATACGATATTGCTATTTCTTCACTACCCCATTCCAACACACTTCTATTCTTATCACAATACATCATAAAACGTTTCTCCCAACTAGACCTATAAATAATGTTATTAACATTGCCTTTATATTTCTGTGGGTTCATAGGCTTGAATATGCCTTGATATGGTCTTTTATCTATATTCTTCAACTTCTTCATAAATCTATTTATTACCAACATAAATAGTAATATGGCAAGCGTATTTGACACTATAAAACAAAGAGCTGGGAATACAGATAAATCTGCTACTTGGTATAAAACACAAGTAAATAAGATTGCAAGTAATAAAACAGCAGGTCAATTGTTTAGAGAGAACAAACTAAATGGTCGTCCTAGCGTTGGTAGATTAAACTTGTTTGGGTACAATCCTAAATTTAGAAAGACACTACCTTACTATGACGTGTTCCCACTTGTTTTACCATTAGAACCAATATCAGGTGGGTTTATGGGTATGAACTTTCACTATCTACCACCACTATTGAGATTTAGATTATTAGAACGTATGCAGGCAACAGCAACAGATAGTAGATTTGATAGTAAAACAAAATTTGATGTAAATTATGATGACGTAAAAAGTATTAAGATTGTAAAACCAACAATCAAAAAATATCTGTATGCATATTGTCAAACAGGATTTTTAAGAATAAATGCTGATGAGGCTGCAATTGCGATATACTTACCTGTACAAAGATTTAAAAAGGCAAGTGACGCTGCAGTTTATTCAGATAGTAGGAAGTTTCTATAATGAGTATAATAAGTGTAGGTAAAAGATTTGGTGACATGGATATTAGATTAGGCATACCGCCGTCTAAACCACAATTTGATACAAAATCAACTAATCAAAGAATATCAGCAAACAACGTTTCATCTAATGCCAATTCAGTTTATAATGTATTCAGATCAGGCATAACAAGTGCTGGTGGTTTTGCTAGACCAACACAATTTTTAGTTACGATAGATGGACCTAAATCTATGTTAGCAACTAATATGATTTATCCTGATGTGTCTTCTAAAGATCAAACTTTAAGAATGAGAAGAAGTGGTGCATTATCAAATGCTATAAAAGAGAATTTAAAATATAGAATGGATTTATTCTGTTCTAACGTATCATTACCAGGTAAGACTATAACAGATGATGTAAATGAAACGTTTTATGGTCCTAAAAGAGCAATAGCAAAGAACGTATCATTTGAAGAAATAACTTTAGAATTTTATACAAGTATTAATTACGAAGAACGACTATTTTTTGAAGCATGGCAAAATATGATAGTTGATCCTATCTCACATAACGTAGGTTATTATGATGATTATGCTAGAGATTGTATGATTACAATTACACCATTGACTAAAACATTTACAGCAGCTCTTGCTAACTTTAAACCTACTGGTGACCCAGGACTAGATAGACAGCAGTTAAGACAATCACTAGGTGACTCATCTGGTTTCTCATCATATCAAGTGCAATGTTATGAGGCGTGGCCTAAATCAATTGCTGCTACACCATTATCATATGACGCAGTAAATCAAATTGTTAAAACTAGTGTAACATTTACGTACAGAAACTATGCTACTACAGCATGGAACTTCTTGGCAAAAGGTAATACGGAAGAATTTACTACACTAGATAGAAACGAATATAGAAACAATACGACAGCGATACAAGGTAGTTTTTTAGATAACTTACCATTTGGTATAGGTAACGAGATAGGTAGAGCAGGTCGTCAAGTTTATGAAACAATAAGAAAGAATTTGCCTATAGGGCGAGTAACGGGAGGTCGTGTATTTCCTAAGGGTCTTCCTGATCCTAAAATTATACGTGATATATTTTATTAATAAAGGAGTTAAATAATGAGTTTATCATTTTTAAAAGTGCCTGAATATGATTTGACTTTATCAAATAACAACGTGGTTAAGTATAGACCGTTTTTGATTAAAGAAGAAAAAATATTATTGATGGCGGTTGAAAGTAGAGATGAGGCAGAGATGAACAATGCTTTAACGCAAATTGTTCAAAGCTGTACTCTATCAGATGTAGATGTTACAAAACTACCTGTTTATGATTTTGAATATCTGTGGTTAAATATTAGAGGTAAATCTGTTGGTGAAGAAATAGATTTAAAACTAAAATGTCCAGATGACGAGAACGTTACAGTAGATTATAAATTAAAGATTGAAGACGTGAAACCTGATTTAGACAAGAAGTTTGAAACTAAAATTGAGTTTGAAAAAGGTTACGGTATTATAATGAAAGTACCTACGATAAAACATATAGCTAATAAGAAAACGTTATTAGATTTAGGTTTTAATTTAGTGAGGGATTGTATTGCTCAAATATACAATAAGGAAGAAGTGTATGAGGCAAATGATTTAACAGAGGAAGAACTAAACGAATTTGTAGATCATTTAACAACAAAACAGTTTGGTATGATAAGAAAATATTTTGAAAGTTTACCTATTGTATCACACTTGATAAAATACAAGAACCCTAAATCAGGTAAAGATTTTACATTATTATTGCAAGGTGCGTCTGATTTTTTTCAATAGCCCTCTTGCATGAAAACCTGGAGAGTTTGTACCGTACTAATTTTGGGTTAATGCAGTACCATAAATACTCTTTAAGTGAATTAGAAGATATGATACCGTGGGAGAGGGAAATATATGTTGAAATGTTAATGCAACATATAAAAGAAGAAAACGAAAAGATAAGAGAAAAAAACAAGAGAGGATAATTATGAAGAATTTTTTAAAGAACATGTTTACACAAGGGTGGAACGGTTTTAAATATGGTGTCGGAACGTTATGGCACTTCATATCAGTAGAAATACCAGAATTGATGGCAAACTGGAGACTAGTACCAAGACTATTAATGATTGCTTATGCTTGGGCATTTTTAGATGTAATCAATTGGTTTATGGCACTAGAGAATCCTACTAACGCACAGGCTGGGTTAGTTTCAGTAGTCGTTGGGGCTGGTGCAGGTTGGTTTGCAATCTATGTAAATGGTAAACCATCTAAAGTAAAACATAAAGAACAAGATATCGGATAATGGCTGAAGAAAAAGTAAAGTTTAAAAAGATAAGACCTAACTTCAAAACCATCCTTCAAAAACAAAAGAAGATGGAAGATGATGAGAAGTTTGCTATATCTGATTCATTACAAACATACATTGAAAATATACAAACAGGTTCTGGTTATCAAAACCAAGAAAAACTAGAAAAGGCAGGTATCAGACAAGAGATTATTAACTTTGTTGATAATTACACTATCGCTGACCTTGACAGTATCAAAGGTATGGAGTATGATGACGCTTTACAATTACAGAAATCTACAGACAAAAAGATAGACGAAACTATAAAGACAGGTCAATTAGAACCTGAAGAAATAGAGTACATCAAAGCAACTGTAGGTGAAACTAATAAAAGACTAGGCGAGGTACTAGGTGTATCAACTAGATTAAAATTTGCATTTAGAGATTTAAAGAAAGAATTAAAACCTTTGAAACTTGCTGCTAGATTAGGTATAACAAGAATACCTATCATTGGTAAAAGAGTTGAAAGAGCGATACGTGCTGAAGAAGAAGGTGAAGCAGAAGCATTACGTATCAAAAGAGGATTGAGAAAGAGAGAGGCTAGAGGTGCTAGGAAAGAAGGCGCTCTATCTACAGATACAGAAACACCTAGCGAAACTCAACAAACTAAAACACAAGCAAAACAGGCTACTGCTCAAATTATGGGACAAGACACTAAAACTGATTTGTTTGCTGATAGTGAGGAACGAGTAGAAGAAGAGCGAGAGTCAGATAATCAATTTGATACTACAAGTAATTTATTAGAAAAGATATTAGAAGAAAGCGAACTCACAAACGAATTATTAGGTAAGAAAGGCAAAGACAAAGACGGTTTAGGTGGTGGCCTTGCCGAGGGTGTTCTTGCTACATTAGGTATTCAAAAGTTTGTTAAGTTTGTCAAAAACGCTAAACTTGCAGGCGTAGGTACTACACTTGTAACATTTGGTAGTATAGTTTCTGCTGTTACTGCCACACTTGCTGCTGCATTTGCTCTACCTGCCTTTCTAGCATTTCTAAACAGACCACAAGGTCCTAAAGAACTAGAAGATATGAAGTCAAATAGTGCAAACTTATCATCATCAGCAAACTTTGAAGGTGTGTTGGCAGAGGATATAGCCGAAGAAGACAGATTAAGACGTAAGGCAATTGACCATGACGAGTATAATAAATTAGTTAAGAGAGGTGATATTGATCCTGACAAAGTAACATTAGAACAATACGAACAAGCAAAAGTGGATGCAAAAGTTGGTAATAGAATTACAGGATATTTTACAGGTAAAATCAAAGACGCAAAAGTAGAAAAGATTATGCAGATAATCACATCGCCTATAACAAATCAAGGTGACGTAAGCACTAATTCTACATCTACAGACATGGGTTCTGTAACATACACTACAGATGGTAAGATGAGCAATGTAAATGAAATGAACAATTCAGGTATGGAAAAATCTGTAAATGAAGCAGCTAATGCCGCTGTAAATAACTCAACTGCTAATGTTATAAACCAAGATAATTCACAAACTACTAATAAAACAGAATTCAGTACATCATCAATAGGTGCAAGTAATCCTAATAACCTTGCAAAAGAAATGAGTAATATAGGATAAATATAGCATATGGCATTTAAACCTTTCAAAGCAATAACAACAATACTTAACGGTCTTACAAAACCTCAATCAGCGTTAAAAGGACCTGTAATACCTAACTTTAGCACGATTGCAAGTAAGAAAGGTGTTATTAATTACAATCCAACTAACGCAGATTATTCAAACCCACATAAATTTTCAAGTGGTAAATTCTTTGTATATCCAACAGACGTTAAAGACCAAGAGCATTATATTTTATTTGACATCATACAAAGAACACCTAAAGGTACAAGTGGTCATAGTGCAGTTGGTAACGCAGGTGTTACAAAAAGAGGCGACAATCTAAACAAGGTTGTTTATGGTGCAAACAGATTTTTTAGTGAAGGTACATCATCTGGTATATTAGGCATACCTACAGGTAAAGGTAATGCAAGAGAGGTAGCAAACTCAATAGCAATTTACATGCCACAAACACTTAAATTTAATTTAGCAGCTGATTATGGGGCTGCAGAAATAGGTGGGGCATTAGGTGCTTTTGCAAAGGTACGTGACGCTATTAACGCAGGTGAATTTGCAGGACCAGATATAGGTGCAGTTGCTCAACAAGCAGGTAAATTAGCAACAGGACTATCAACATTTTTTACTGGTGGTTTAGGTGAAGGTATAGGTGCTGCTGTACAACGTAGAACAGGTATCGCACCAGCAGCCATGACAGAAATGATATTTAACGGTATAGATTATAGAACGTTTAGTTTTACATTTAAATTTACACCAAGACACAAAAGAGAATCAGACGTAGTTAATGAAATGTTACACACAATCAAAGACGCAATGTTACCATTGAAATATGGTAAGGGTGATGGTAATGGTGGTAGTATCGCTGCTTATCAAGTACCACATGAATTTGTGATTAGATTTATGAAAGGTGTAAATATTAATCCTTACATAGATCAAATAGGATTGTGTGCATGTACAAGTGTTGATATAGACTACGGCTCAGATAAGTTTTCAACACACCCTAGTGGTGATCCTGTATCAATAGACGCAACATTAACGTTTAGAGAACTAGAACTTATGGAAAGAGCAAGATATAACGATTTACGTAATAGTGCAAAAAACACAGGAGGCATAGTTAAATAATGCCTGTTTATTTCAGTAAATTTCCTAAAATCTATTATGACGCTGCAGGTGAAGGTAATCCTAAACTTGTTACAAACTTATTAAGACGAGTACAGATTAAAGAAGGATTAACAAAGAGTGGTGCTCTATTTGATCTATATGACATAACTGGTGAAGAAACACCAGAGTCAGTAGCAGAGCAACATTATGGTGATCAAAAATATTATTGGGTTATACTATTGTTTAACAACATAAAAGATAGATTTTATGACTGGCCTTTAATGCAGAATCAATTTGAAAAATACGTCAATGACAAATATTCAGACATCAATGGCATACATCATTATGAAGTAGCACAAGAAAGTGGTCCTACTTCATCATTTGACCATTCACACAAAATACAAGTCAATAGTACTGTATCAGGTGCTACATCTGTAACTAACTATGAATACGAATTAAGAAAACAGTTAGCAAAAGGTAGAATTAAATTATTAAGAGCAGAATTTTTAGATTTGATTACCGAAGAGTTTTCTGTATTGATAGGAGCATAAAATGCCTAAACCAGGTATGCCAAAATATGATGATCTTTCGCCAAGATACCCTGGCGATTTTCGTACATCTGAAATAATACTTTACAGTTACGGTGGTTCACAGTTAGAAATATCAGGTCTTACAGCAGTAGTTAATATCTACCAAGATTTAGATTCAGCATTTCAATCAGGCAATATATTGTTCTTTGATTCAGTTGGTGCTGCCAACAGATTACCTATCATAGGTAACGAGTTTATAGAGTTTAAAATGAGAACACCTATAGAAGCTGACGGTGATGAAGAAATCAACGCTACTAATCATAGGTTTCAAGTATATGAAAAGAAATCGGTTAAGACATCTCAAAACGTACAAGCAATTGCTTTATTCTTTACATCAATTGAGTCTATCAGAAACGAAAGATTAAGAGTATCAAAATCATTATCAGGTTCATATGCAGAAATGGTTAATACACTTGTTAAGGGTGATAAGACCTTATTGAACTCTAAAAAAGATTTATTCATTGACCCTACATTGGGCAGTTACACATATACATTTCCTAATGTACGACCTGTAGATGGTGTTAGATTATTGCAAGGGTTATCAGAACCGCAAAATTTCAAAACACCACACTATATGTTTTATGAAAACAATAGAGGTTTTCATTTTAGAACTTTAGAATCATTGTATAGAGAGAGTGGCGATACAGATAGAAACAGACCTTTTGTTGCATACATAGACTTGTTGTCAGCATTTAATCCTACTTTTTCTACACCAGACTCATATATAGATACTCCTATTACAAAACCATATTCATTTTCATTTAACGATTCATATAACACATTATCAAATACAAGACGAGGTATGTTTGGTAGTATGACTTATGCTCACGACCTAATTGATAAAAAGTTTATCAAATCAAAACTATCATATACAAACTACTATGAACAAGCATTACACATAGACGCACCGACTGGCGCTGGTAACAAATATCAAGGTATTATGCCACCAGGTCCTGCTGACTTTGATGATGAATATACTGTAGATGATAAGTCATATGGTAGTGAGAACAAACAACAGATTAACAGACTACATGCTAGTAAATTATCTAAGGCCTCAAATGCAGATAACCGTAAGTACATGGATGATTATCTTTCACGTGTATTTGTAGAACCTGCTACAAAGGCAAATCATATCTTTAATAGTGATGGTACAGGTAGTGATAAAAGACAAACAGCAAAACAAGCATTATCAATTGCAAGTAGAGATTACTTCTCAATGAACATAGATGTACCTGGTAACTTTACCTATAACATAGGTGACCTAGTATGGTGTGAAGTGCCTAGTTACAATGCTGTAGAAGCAACCAACGATGGTAAGGTTGAAAGTGATGATGTAACAGATCAGTTATTAACAGGCCGTTATTTGATTAAGAATATACACCATCAAATAGACATGCTTGAACAAAAACATACAACAGCAATGACCGTAGTACGTAACGTATTTGCTACAGACCTGCCTAACGCAGATACATTTAAGGCAAGTGCAAATTTCAGGTCTAAACCTATTGATGTAATAGGGTCAGGTATAGACATATCAAGTCTAACCCCATTAAAGAATAAATTAGATGGTAAGATACCTAGTCCTCAAATCGCTACCGTAGAAGACATTGCTAAGTCGTTAGGCGTTGATCTCAATACAAGTGACTTAAACGTCAAGGATGCCGCTAATAAGTCTATTAACGCCGTTTTAAACAGTACTTCCAATAGGGTATTACAGAGCAAACATCTAGCAAAGATAAACTCTACAATACTCAATAGAAAGACAGAAATTGAGAAAATCGCAGAAAAGGCCAAGTTAGCATTGGGTGGTATCAATTTATCGTCATTATCTAACTTTACCAAACTAAACCCTATGGCACAAGACAGAATATCAAGTCGTATCAATAACTTTGTTCAGTCTAGTATGGTTTCTTTTAAACAAAACCTCAAGTCTGCTAAGAGTTTCTTTAAGGGATTCTTCTAGTATGCTCAAAGTTTATTGCGAGTTTAGAAAAAAATTTTTATATAAAGGTTATGGCCACATGAGAGGTCACAATAGAATATAACTACAAACAATGTAAGAACGAACTATATCAATCTTACAAAGGAC